CGTTGAGTTCGGCTTGTGCACGCTCGAACTTCTCTAGAGGCGTGATGTTTGCCTCGATGATCTTCGCGGCCCGCTCAAACGCCGCTGCCTCGGCGTTCACCGTCTGCGTCAACTTCTCAAAACTAGCGGCGAACTGTGTGGCACTGCCGCCGTCGCGGAGCGTGTTGATGAGGTCTTGGGCCTGGGCATCAAACCGCTCTTGAGCCTTTGCGGCTGCGTCGCTGTTGGTGCTGAACTTGGCAAACTGACCCGTGAGCTTGTCGGCCTGGTCGCCGAGGTTGACCAGCGCACGCTGCACCGGATCGAGCTTGAGTTGGCTCGCGTCAGCCGTGACCCGCAACGCAAGGGAAAGAATGTTAGCCATCGTTCACTTCGAGATCACCGAGACCGAACTGCCTCCGCAACTCCAGCAACGCAGACATATCCTGCGACCCGTGCTGCGGCGGCTTTTCGATCGGAATGAAATCCTCGGGCTTCGGTCGCTTCTGGTTTTTGCCGATGTGCGGAGCCAAGAGAGCCGTGACGATCAACGCCGTCTCCCGCCACGAGTCGGGCAGTGCCGAGTAGTAGCGGTTGTAGGCGATCCACTCAGAGAACTCGGCCGAATCCATTCGCGTGCCCAACTCGCCGACGGTCATCTTCAAGTCGCGGGCGACCGCGAACATGTACCGCCGAGTCGGGCTCGCGTTCAGCCTTTTCCCAACTCCTGCACATCCTCCTCGGTCATCCGGTTGTGTTTCATCGCCTCATCAAACAGTCGGCCCATCACCGCACCGCTCTTGCTCGCGAGCTTGTCGATCTGGTCGCGGCTGAACAGGAGCTTCCCGGCTTCGTCGCACAGCACCCCCGCGAGATACTGCGTGCGGAAGTTCTCGATGCCGGTCTCTTTCTTGCCGATCCACTTCCGCTCATACGAATCACGCTCGCCCACGCTCATCACGCGGATGAACACATCGCCGCCCCACTCGGGAACGGCGACCCGCTTCAGCCCGAGATCATCGGCCGCGAGAATCTGATCTGCCGTCAATGCCATCTGCGTCTCTCCTAGGGTGCGGTCGGAGCACCGACCGTATCCATCACCCTAAAGGTGAAGGCAAATCGCACGGCATCGTTCGCCTGCGAATCGACGCGGTAGCCGCTGTAGATGCAGTCGGAGTTGAACAGCGTCAGCGATCCGCCGCTCGTTGTAGGCGGGCACGTAATCGTCAACGTCTTCCGCTTGCCATAGTCAGCCGTGCCAAGGTTCGTCAGCGAGAACCCTAGCAGCCGCACCTCGCCGAGATTCGGCGTCCATGTGGTCGTGCGGCCCTGCGGGAGCTCGCCTCCGTAGATGTCGGCTTCGAGAGCCTGCACCTCAGAGAGCGTCAGCCCGCCCCAGGTGAACGTGAACCCTTGGCATGGAATCGCCATGACGGCACCCCGTCATGACTAGCGGGCGACCGTGATGACGCCCTGCCCCCGGATCGCATCGTTCGTCGCCAGCGTGAGCGTCGAGCTCTGCACCGTGTGGTAGCTCGCAGTCGTACCGCCGACCAACGTCGCGCCAGCGACTTGGATGTGATACGTGCCAGTCGCCCCGTCCGCGATCACAATCTTGCCAATGTAATCAAACGTGATCTGCCGGCCGCTACCACCATCCTCGGCAGGCACAACAAGCGGCGGGCTCAAGCGGGCCGCTTGCTCGCCCGTGGTCTGCCCAAGGTGGGCCACATCAATCTGGGTGTCAGCAGCGGCACCGGGATTCGTATTCGAGATGACGATGTTGCTGACGTAGTAGGTCGAAGTCACGCCGTTGAGTGAAAGCGTGAGCTTTGTTCCAGCACCGTCGTGCGGAGTCGAGAATGACACGGGCTAGATCTCCTGCCAGAGAATGGTATAGGTCTGCGTCACGCTGTAGACGGGCGGTAGTTCGCCGCCAGCCAACTGCACGAATCCGTCACTCTCACTGAGCAGCGACACGTTTCGCACTGAAATCCAGTTTCCCAACGACCCGTTGAAACCATCCAGTGTTTCCCGGCATCGGTCGGCCAGTTCCCTTACTCCCTCATACGTCGTGGCGTACATATCGACCGCCAGCGTCACGGTCGCGATACCAGACGGCCCAGAGAGGGTGGCTTCCCGCTGCACCGCCTGCCGCCGCCACGTAATGAACGGGATCGCTGCCGAGGCGGGGGCGATGACCGGGTAGACCCGATCCCCAGCCAAGTCGGCCACGAGCGGGGCGGCAGCCAGGGCGTCGGCGAGCAGGCGTTCGGGGGATTTCACGCTCATGTTCCGATGGTTCCCGAGGATCGCTGCGAGAGGGTGTCGAGGGCTTGCTCCAGCGACAGCCGCAGTTCCCGCTGGAGGATCTCGGCGACGGTGGGCTGCGTGCGTTCCCAAGCCGTCTTTAGGGGCGGCTGCCCGCTGCTGCCGCCGGCCGGCATTGCTGGGATCGTGATTGGCTGCCGAGACTTCTTGAAGAATGCGTTCGGATAGCCCGGCTCGGTGACGAAGCCTTTCTCGCCCGCCCGAAACTTGTTGATCTTGAACGGCCCGAGCCGGTTGAAACTACTCGCGTAGAAGTAGGAGTTCGGATCGTTGACGAGATGCGAGGCAACAGAGTGCCCTCGAACGCTGGCCGGCGAGACCCGGAAGGTCTTGCCGTTCCGGGTCATCGTGTAGCCCTTCCGCTCGAAGCCGGGGCGGGTGAAGCCCGGCCGGTTGTACGCCTTCGGCGGTGATGGCAGGCGAATCTGCCGGGGCTGTGTTCCCTCCTCCAGCCACCACTGATGAAACGCTCGATCAGGGCCAGATCGCACTGTGCCGCCGGCTGCACTCTCTGATGCGGCAAGCCCCGCTCGTCGGAAGCCAAGCACCGCTACAGCACCGCCATCCTTCGTGTAGGTGATGATCTTCTTCGCCACAGCCCGCCGCAGGTTGCCCGTCGGCCCGAGCGGCGTGGTTTGCTTCAACGCCTGGAACGCCGGCTCGATTGCCTTCGTCAGTGCCGCCTTGAGGATGCGAGCCTTGTCAGCCGGCGAGAACAGCCGGCCGATGTCCTGCTGCAACTGCCGCAGTTCAGCCATCTCGGCGGTGATCTCGATCCCTGCGACAGCCATCAGTCCACCCTCTCCTGGCACAGCAACTCGTGCTCGCTGCGGTTCGCGTGTTCAAGCAGCGTCGTGATCTCCAGCACCCGACCACGCCACAGAAGCCGCATACTTTGCGTCAGCCCCGTGAGATACCGCAGCCGCACGCGGTGCGTGCCCTCGGTTTGTTGCTGCCCCAAGAGCAGCACCTCGCGAGACGAGAGCCCTTCGACGCTGGCCCACCGCGTCGCGAACGTCGACCATTCCAGCGTGCTCTCCCCGAGCGAGTTGCGTCGCTCGGTGGCTTGCTGGATCGTGATCCGCTCGCGAAGGCGGCCGGGGTCAAGTGCCATACATCACCAGCGTGAAGGATGCCGTGCCAGCGGTGCCGAACACACTGATCGAGAACGATGCGGTCTCTATCGCTTCGGAAACCGCAACCTGTCCCGCTCGCGAGTAAATCGTCCAATCATTTACCCCGCACCCGCCGATGCCGTCGCACGCCACGAGCGTCGGCCCGCTCGCCTGGAACGCCACCCGCGACACGCTGCCGAACGAGACCAGATTCCCGGCTGCGTTGCGGTAGGTCGTGGGGGCGACGGGCACGCTCACAACCGCCGTGCCGACCGTGCCCGACACGACCGCGACCTTGCCATCGGGGTACTCGGTCGCAGACGCAAGCGACACGATCTTCAGCCGCTGCACGCCTGTCGCCGTGGTGCGGTCGGTGAAGTCAACGTCGATCACGAACTTGCCGCGAACGTCGCTCATGCTCGTGCCTCATGTTCCATAGAGCACGAGCGTGTAGGACGCGGTGCCAGCGGTCGTGTAGACGAACGTCACGCTCGGCGTATCTACGACAGTCACCTCGCCGTTTCGGCTGGCGATAGCGTTGTCGCCGCCCTGCCCTCGCTGTACGCAATCGAAATACGCGAGGGTCGGCGATGAGAACGCCACTCGCTCAAGAGATGCGAACGTAACCGCAGCCCCGGCAGCGTCGCGGTAGGCAGCCAAGGCTGTCGCCACTGTGACGGCACTCGTGCTGCACGTTCCGGCGATAACAGCCACCTTGCCAGTTGCGTACTCGCTCGCATTCCGCAGTGCGATTGTGTTCAGCGAACTCCCGGCCGCCGTGGTCGTGCGGTCGATGAACTCA